GAAGAAACCGGCCTCGAACTGCGCGTACGTCCCGATCTTGAGATTGAGGCCGTAGGCCTGCGTATCGGCTACGACCTGAAAACCGTCAGCATGGGTAATGTCAAGCAAAGCGCCCTGCGCGCCCGCTTGCACCGTGAAATCATCGAGCGCGATTACCACCTGAGCGCGGGCATGTATTGCGATGTTGCGGCGCTGGATCAGTTTTTCTGGATCTTCGTCAACAAAGATGAGCACTACCACTGGATCGCCACCGTTGAGGCCTCCGCTGACCTGCTCGAACTCGGCCGCCTTGAGTACCGCAAAACCCTGCGGGATATCAAACAGGCACAGGATACCGACGTATGGCCAGAACCGATCACAGAAGAAATCGTGGACGACATTAACGACTTTGACCAGCGCCGCATGGAAGCGCTGCGCATAGCCTAAGGAGCATACCAATGAGCAACCAACTCGCACTAATCCAGAAAGACCTGGCGGAACAGCTGGCACCGGCAAAAGCGATTTTGCCGAGCCATGTCAGCTTTGAAAAATTCACCAACGCCGCGGCAGTGGCGTTATCAACGAATCCAGATCTGTTCGATGCCGACCGCCAGAGCGTTATCAACGCCCTTTCGTCTTGTGCAAAAGACGGACTTATTCCAGACGGACGCGAAGCTGCGCTCGTCGTTTACAAAACCAAGCTCCCAAATGGTCAGCGGGTCCGCCGCGCACAGTACCTGCCAATGATCGATGGCGTAATGAAGCGGGTACGCCAGTCTGGCGAGGTATCCATCATCGCCACCCGCGTATTGTACAAAAACGATAAATTCCGCGTCTGGATGGACGAGAACGGCGAACACATTTTCTATGAACCTAACATGCTCGACCGTGGCGAGATGATTGGTGCGTTCGCCTACGCGAAGATGCGCACCGGCGAGCTGCAGTTTGAAGTGATGAATATCGAGGATATCGAAAAAGTCCGCGCCGCAAGCAGGAACAGTGACAGCGGGCCGTGGGTTAACTGGTACGAGTCAATGTCTCGCAAATCCGTCATGCACCGTCTTGGCCGGCGGCTGCCGAATAACTCCGAGATCATGGAAATGCTCGAGCGCGGGCAAGAGATGGTTTGGCATAAAGAGAAAGACGTCACGCCGGACACCCGCGTAAGCACCGGCCAGCTGATCGAGGCGACTGATAAGGCGCCGGCGCCAGTTACTGAAAATTCAGAGCCTGAAAAGATAGCTGAGGATATTCGCGGCAGCATCGACAAGATCACCACCACCGCACAGGCGACGGACCTTCGCGCATCGGTTGAAGAACTGAAATCGCAGCTGGGGATTACCCTGTACACCGAGCTGAAAAACAAAATCGTGAAGCAGCACCACCGTCTGAACGCGATTGCCGCCCTGGGTGCGTCGATCGATGCGGCTGGCAAGAACGGCGGCACCACGAGCCAGGAACGGGCAGACCTGGGCGCCCTTCTGCATCGTTCCGCGCGGTTCCTGAGCGCTGATGAAGTTCAGCGCTATCAGCAGGCGATTGATGACCTTTCGCCGGCGCAGGAGGCGGCATGCTGACGCTTATCGGCTTCCTGCTATTGGTCAGCCCGTGCGGCCACGATGCTTGCGACGCGCTGCCGGTATCTGAGCGAATTTACTCGAGCTTCGACCAGTGCGAGCGAATGAGGGAAGCAATCCAATTGCGCCGCCCGCGCGCCGTTCTGTACTGCGACGGCGTTTACAGCACTGAAAAATGATTTTCGAAAATCAAAATAGTAACGGCCAGCACGATAATCTGCTGGCCGATCATGAGGTGAAGTATGCCGCAAGTGATCTTTAATGAAGAGTGGGTTGTTGAAGATAGGCTTAAAGCAAAGACGGGCCTTAGCGATCGACAAATAGAAAAATATCGCCAAGGGTGTTGGATCGAGGGGGTGCATTTCAAGCGGGTTGCATCCAGTGGCCAACGAGCCGTGCGCGGAGTCACCTGGTACAACTACCCGGAGATTAACAAGATGGTTCAGGATGCGTAATGGCAAAAGCAAAACTACCGACCGGTGTCGAGATCCGCGGCAAGCGCTTGGCTATCTGGTTTATGTATCGCGGGAAACGCTGTCGCGAATTGCTAAAATCTTGGGAAATCACCCCGGCGAACATCAAGCGCGCATCTATGATGCGGGCAGTCATCCAGAGTGAGATCCAGCTGGGGCAGTTTGATTATGCCGCACGGTTCCCAACGTCTAAGCGTGCGGCAGAAGCCACCATCGCTTCCGGGCCGGTTCGTAAGGTCGAGACATTCGGCCAGTTAGTGGATGCCTGGCTGGAAAACCGTGAACCAGAATTGGCTCGTAATACGATGAAAAAAACCCAGTCACAAATGAAAACCATAAAATTCATTGTAGGGCCAGATCGGGCGCTGGTTGACATCAACCACAACGATATTCTCGGTTTTAGAAATGCGCTCCTGCATGGGCGAACCTTTTACCAGGAAAGCCTGCGTAGCAACAAGGACGGCCGCACCGTGCGCACGGTAAACGATTATGTTGGCGCACTCTGTACCGTGTTACGTTTTGCCTACCGATCGGGCTTTATCCGCGACAAGCCCTATGAGGAGGTTCGAAAATTAAAGCGGTCGAACACGAAACCGGATCCGCTGCTCCGTGATGAGTACGATCAGTTGGTAATGGCGTTGGATGGCCAGCGCCGTTTTATGTGGACAATCGCCATTTTTACCGGGCTTCGCCACGGCGAGCTTGCCGCCCTTGCATGGGAGGATATCGACCTGGATAAAGGTGAATTACGGGTGAGCAGAAATTTAACGTCCCTGGGCGAATTCGGGCCGCCAAAAACGCAGGCAGGTTTTCGCACGGTAACGCTACTCGCGCCGGCGGTGGAGGCACTACGCGCGCAGCGGCTGCTTACCGGCCTGCATCGGCCAACCGAGATCACGTATCATCACCGCGAATACGGCAGCACCGAACGCCAACGCCTGCGCTTTGTGTTCGTCCCGCGCCCATCCAAAGGCGAACAGCGGCCGCACTATGGCCTGTCGTCGATCGGCGCTCGCTGGAATGCCGCTGTGAAGCGCGCAGGTATTCGACCACGTAATCCGTACCAGACGCGCCACACGTTCGCCTGCTGGCTTTTGACGGCCGGAGCGAACCCGTCATTTATCGCGGCGCAGATGGGACACGAAAACGCGCAGATGGTTTACGAGATCTACGGAAAATGGATTGAACAGATGAACGGCGATCAGGTGGCAATGCTCAATGACAGGCTGGCTATTTAATGCTCTTTGCCCCTATAATGCCCCTTTCTGGAGTATCGAAAAAATAAAATGACTGAGAATCAACAAGATAACAAGCGTTTGCAATACAACCTGAACAAATTGCAAAAGCGCCTGCGCCGCAACGTGGGCGAAGCGATCGCCGATTTCAATATGATTGAAGAAGGCGACCGCATCATGGTCTGTCTGTCCGGCGGCAAAGACAGCTACACCATGCTGGAGATCCTGCGCAATCTGCAGCAAAGCGCGCCGGTCAACTTCTCGCTGGTGGCGGTGAACCTCGATCAGAAACAGCCCGGCTTCCCGGAGCATATTCTGCCCGCCTATCTGGAAAGTCTGGGGGTGGAATACAAGATCGTCGAAGAAAACACCTACAGCATCGTTAAAGACAAGATCCCGGAAGGGAAAACCACTTGTTCACTGTGTTCGCGCCTGCGCCGCGGCATTCTGTACCGCACCGCCACCGAACTGGGCGCCACCAAGATCGCACTGGGCCACCACCGCGACGACATTCTGCAGACGCTGTTCCTCAACATGTTCTACGGCGGCAAGATGAAAGGCATGCCGCCCAAGCTGATGAGCGACGACGGCAAACACGTGGTCATCCGCCCGCTGGCCTATTGCCGCGAGAAAGACATCGAGCGTTTCTCGATCGCCAAAGCGTTCCCGATCATTCCATGCAACCTGTGCGGCTCGCAGCCTAATTTGCAGCGCCAGGTGATCGGCGACATGCTGCGCGACTGGGACAAGCGTTACCCAGGCCGGTTGGAAACCATGTTCAGCGCCATGCAGAACGTGGTGCCTTCGCACCTGAGCGATATCAACCTGTTCGATTTCAAAGGCATTCACCACGGCAGCGCCGTGGTGGACGGCGGCGATTTGGCCTTCGATCGCGAAGACATCCCGATGCAGCCGGTCGGCTGGCAGCCGGAAGACTCGGACGACGCGGCGCCTGCGCCAGAGCGTTTGAACGTGCTGGAAATCAAATAATCCCCCTCGCCGCTTGCCATCCTGCGAGCGGCGACATTTCCCTTTCCCGACGATCTCGATCCTGTTCACAGTTTGCGCAAAATTTGCTGGGCAGTGCCGTTTTTACCCTATACTGTTTATTTATACAGTCATATGGAGATCGCGCAATGAATATCACCCCCTGCCTGTCCCACGTCTCGCTGGGCTCCAACGATTTCGAGGCCGCCGCCGCCTTTTACGATCGTGCGCTGGCCGCTTTGGGTTGCCGACGGGTGCTGGAGCATCCCGGCGCCATTGGTTACGGCCGCGACTACCCGGAGTTTTGGCTACAGGTGCCGATCGACGGCCGGCCGGCCTCACCCGGCAACGGCACGCACGTCGGTTTTTTCGCCACCAGCAAGCAACAGGTGGATGAATTCCATCGCCAGGCGCTGCTGGCCGGCGCCGTCGATGAAGGCGCGCCCGGTTCGCGGCCGCATTACGGCGAGGCTTACTACGGCTGCTTTGTTC